TTCTTTTTATTTATAATCGCAGGTAGATTTGTCCCCATGCGATCCATTGCATAAATCATATCTGGACTCAAACCCAATTGAGATCCGAAGTCAAGACGCGCCCTTTTATCCATTCCACGGGTTTTATTTGCAAATTCACTGGCTATTTGTGCGCCAGACTTCAATTGTCCGTTATTGTCGCGTGCAGCTATCCCCAATCGAGCCAATGTTGTTAAAATAGGGTCAAACCCAGTCGTGCGGATTCTACCCATTGCCGCATCAATACCAGCAATAGCCTGAACTGCTGAATCTCCGCTCACGCCCATATCATCGACGGCCATTTTCCAAGCTCTTAGTTCCCGCGCGCTTTCGCCGGTTGTTGTTGCAAGGACATCCAATGCCTGTGTGTTTGAAGAGAATGATTTTAATATCGCACCGAGCCCAACGACTGCGCCGCCTGCCAGAGCCAGCCCTTTCAGACTATCAATAAAACTTGTTGTTGATTTTTTGGCTGTTTTTATTGAATCGGTAACTTCACCCATGCCCTTTTTGAATCCAAGGGATTTGAGAGTTAAAAGTATCGACCATTTATCAACTGTTTCAGCCATTGTTTGCACTTTGTATATTGGCAGAATTGACGCTACATATTTCTGACATAATATACACTTCTGCCATTGTGTATATCGTGTCCAATTCTATCAGGTTTGTCATTTTTTCGCAAATTAGCTGTGCGAACAATGGACAAATGCTGATAGTTTTATACGGGGCTTCGCTCTTTGGCGGTGGCAACTCTACGAATTGCCTTTCGTAAAAAAACGCGAATATACCTCGATTAACTTTGTGCGCAGATATGTAAATGTTGCTATCTCTTCAATCTGCTCGCCGTTTTCCATTCTTTGAATATCCAACGGTTCATATATATCTTTTGCTTTATTATAAAGCTCAAATCTTTTTAATTCAGAATTTAAGAAATCTATGCAATCAGAATTTATCAAGAATTGATATTCTGGCGACTTCATCAAACTAGCAATTGACGCATCGTATGCACTGGAATTTTCTTGAATCTCTTTTATGTCTGAATCTTTTGGTAAATAAGCCAATAATTTTATTCCAAACCGTTCAGCTTGAATTGCAGAAAAGTCCTTATATCTGAAAAGTTTCCCTTCATCTTTACCAAAATCAAGCGTGCGTTCTACGCCGCCTATTGTTTCAGTTATGTTTTTTAGGGAAAATTCGTGTTGTTCTATCATAGTTGTTCTCCTTACTATTAGAAACTAGGCGGGGGCTGTCGAGAACTACTCTCGGCCGCGAAGTGATAAAACAGCCCCCATAGTATTAGAACGGCATCGGCACAATATCATCAAATGTGAATGTGACTTCAACCGGTTCTAATTTCTTTGCCGCACCCGGAATAAGTGGTTTTGAAACCATAACCCCGTTGATACATTGGAATTTTTTACCCAATGCTGGCAAGGAAATTGTCATAGATGGAATTGGAAGTGGCGCACGCGCTAAACGTTGAGCCTGATCCAAAGCATCTAATTTTGTTAATGTTGGTGAGCCTGCACTGAAAGTGAATTTTATATCTAAAATCTGTGGCACGAATGCGACAACCAATTTTCCATCGGCTGAGCGTTCGCGCTCGATATATTCAATTGCTTCTTGTGCCCACTTTCTATCGGTGGCATATCCTTCAAAAGATATATTCCCGACTGGTGTTAAAGCAGATACTGTGCTATTTGCTGACGTTATATTATACATCGTTTAATCCTTTTTATTGTATTGCTGCGCTGACTACATCGATTTTCTGGATTACTCCACCGTCGTTATAGTAGAATCTAACAATTGGCGATCCGCGTTCTGCGCGCACTGCGGCAGTCGGGGAAACGATATAGTTATAGAATCCTGCCGCGAATAACGCATCAGATATGTCGAATCCTAACTCTGCCATTATTTGTGTCTTTTGGGATTCGGATAAAACTACACCCTTGACTGCAACGCCGTTGTTTATTGCTTCGTTTGCCGCCTGTGTTAAAGCGGAATCAATCATTGAGTATCCCATTTGGTTATAAGGGAATGCTTTCACTTGATCGATCAGGTTGGCACAATTTACTTGAATATTATCATTCAACCAAACATGGCCTTGTAAAGCGTCAAACCATTTATAATCCCCAAGGATTGCACCATTTTGCAACCAGCGGTATAAATTGCCGGCTGTTGCAAAGTCTGCATAGCAGGAATACCCTTTGGCAATCAATGTGTCGAAGTCTGTGGTATTGTCACATGTTACGGTCAGCCCTGATTGATGTTTTCCAGCCAGTGCGTATCTACCATTGGTTTCTGCGCGATTTACGGACGCGCCACAGCCCAAAACAAACATTGCGTGGGATAAATTCCCGTAGAGCGGAAGAATCGCTGTATAGCCTGCTGCTTTTGCGGTTGTTGCAAAGTCTGCGGAGCTTGAAGATACTAAGTCTGCGCCGTCCATATCATAGGCAACGTAGCAGAATCTGCGCCCGCTGTATTTTTGTGAGTTCCAGTCCGCGAATTCCAATCTGTCGGCAATCGGTGGTTCCCAATCGGTTGTGAAAGAAAACCAGTTTTCAGTCATCAAGCAAACTTGGTCCATAATGTCGGCAATTGTCTTTGATCCAGCAAATGGCTCAGATATAACTGCGCCAGCCGTTGCTGTAAATCCAAGGACGGTTGCTAAGTCTGTACCAACCGAAGATGTGACAGTCAAAACTGCGTATCCAATTTCTTCTGCGGTTGTTCCTGTGATAACGAATGCTTCACGGATTAAATCATAAGTGACGGTATAACCAGAATGAACGGCAGCAATTGCAACCTGCATTGTTGCGGCCATTTCGGTATAAGACGCGTCCCCACTGAAATCAATATCTTCAATTAAACTTTCAACTCCGTCAATAACCAAGGTAATATACCCGTTAGATATTGTTTTTAATTCTGTGACGGTTTGTTCTACCTGCGCGCTGCGCAACCATGCTTTCGATGTTGATTTATTAAATGTGGAAATCAATAATTCTGACGGCACTTTCGTTTTATTGTCCGGGCCGTTAAAATAAACGGTTGCCGCTGAGAATAATGGGCTTTGTGGCCCAAAGTATGCTCTGACAGCGTCTGCACTCTTGAATGTATAGACTTTACCGTAAGGCAGGCTCTGGTCGGTTGTTAAAACTAAACCGCTTTCTTTGTATCCGCTACCGGTTGCTTCAACCAGTTTTGGGATTATGTTTATAATTCTATTCATATTTACAGGCATATTTTATCCTTTTTATTGTATGTTTTGAACCCTAACAACTTCTGGATCTATCTCTTCTGCATAGTCCGTTGTTTGAATAACTGTCGGATTGTAGTTTATCTGACAAGTTATCTGAAATCTGTCGTAGTCCAATGAATCTTGCCCTACGAACGGTAATTGTTGTGGTTCGCTCGATTCAACTGGTATTATACTATTATTTGTGAAAATGTCAAAATTGACCATGTCTTCAAAAGCAACCGCAGCCGCATTTGCATTGTCAAGCGAGCCTTCGCCATAGAAATCAAGCGTCACAGACAGCGTCGCGATTCTTTTTGCTTCGTGCGAATACACGTGCGTTGTGTTATTTAATGTGTCTTTTGTGATGTTGGTGCTGTCTGGAACTCCGGCACCAGATATTGCAATAACAACACAAGGGGGGTTCATTGGCCCGCCGTTTTGATTCGCGCGCCATATGTTTGTGTCTGTGTATCCAAACTTTTTTACAAACGCAATAAAAGATTTATAGATATTTTCCATTATAACCTTACTCCAAGCACGCAGCACCAAGCCGATCCACTTCCATTCAATGTCCAATCTTCCAGCAGTTGTTCAATCTTGTATTTTTCGGTCGTGGAAATTTCAATCACATCAAATCCCTTTTTGATTGAAATTGTCCCGGATGCCGATGTTAAGTAAATTTTACGATATGTTTTGCTCTGGTCAATCCCTTCAATATGTTGAAGTCGGTCAGCAGAAATTGCCTGATCGTTAATGGATACCGTGGAATCGTTATATGTATGGGTAATTTTGCCGGTATCGGATTTGGTTTCAGATGCCCACGAATGCAAAGTAGCCGCTCTATCTGTATGAACGGATTGTATCGCGGCCGACGCTAAACCAAATACATTAATTTCCACTATCAACCACCTTGTATGCCAAAGATTTCAACAGATGCCCTGTATCAATCAATGGCGAGTCTTTGCCTTTGGCTTTTATGGTTGAAGGTGCATTTCGTGGCGTTATTTTTCTTATTGCCAATTTTTGGTCTGCCACGGCAATTTGACCGACAACCATAAACACATTTGACGATTCTATTCCGTTTGCAATCGCCTTTTTTATTATCTTTTTATACTTTTTTTTGTTTTCCACGAACGCGTTTGTTTGATAATCGCGCGGTGGAATATAATGTCCGCTGTCAATCGTCCCTTTGCATTGGATCGCTGCAATTTCAGCCGCGCCAAGCTTTGATACCTGTCCCTTTCTTGAAACACCACGCGAATTTTCTAATACCCCGACTTCGACTGCTTTCGCTGAAAGGTTCTGAATAAACTCCGCGCGCTTTTTTATATTCTTCAAAGAAAACGAAACATCAGACATCTACTATATCGGTTGGTAAATTTCCCGATACAAATGCGCCCCCGCAAGTATATGGACGCAAGAACATCAGGGCCGTTAATCCTAGGTTATTTCTGCCCCACCATGTGTTTGCTAATGGGGGAATGCTCATTCCGACAGAAACGCTGCCTTCGGATGCATTTGACGTCACACCAGCCAAACCTTGCCCGCCACTGACCGTATTTAACGACAATAAATAGGCAAGAACGTAATAAGTCCCGGTCTTGAATGAATTATCCGGCTCTGTTGTGGGGATATATGAATTGACTATTTTCTGTGCAAATTCTTGATTAAAAGCAAACAAATCTACCCCAACCGTTGCAAATTGGGGATAGATTTTTAAGAAGTCTGTTTTATCAAAGGTATAAGCCATTGTTAGTCTTCTGTTTTCTTTTTAACACCGAATCTTTCAATGTCTTCATCTGACATTTGTTCCCATGGTGATTTGCCACGAATTTTTAACATTTCGGCTTCAATTGATTTTGGCAATGTGGATTCTTTTGAAAAGAATACGAACTTATTTGTGAAGTATTTTGCGGTCCCGTATTTCTTTTTGATCTCTTCCATTTGTTCTTCTGTGATTTCTGTGACAGAATACTTATTTGGATTCAAGGTCACATTTAAGAATTGATTCTTTACAGAAACTTCGTTTGCGGAAGGCAAGAATAATTTACCAGTTGATAAATTGAATAAGATACCGCCGTGAATGCAGCAATAAGCAAATACTTTCTTTTTTTCTTTTACTGCTTCTTTCTTTACAGGGGTAATTTCAATTATTGGGGTTTCATTGACTTGTGGTTCATTATTGTCAGAATTCAAGTCTGCGATTGTGATTTTTTTCTTTTTGGCCATAATAGTTCTCCTTTTTATGGTTTTGTTAAAAGTGGGCGGCATTACACCGCCCTTGTTTTATTACGATGCGGATTCGCTGTTCAGCATGCGAGCGATTGCAAAACCAAAATACACGTTCATACCACCGGTTCCGGCTGTATATTTCTGGGCTTGTGAGCTCAATTCTTGGACAACTTTACCAACACGCAACATGCAGTTGGTTATGTTTTCGCAAGTATCCATACCATTAACCTGTTCTACGCGCAGGTAGATTTCGGTTCCAGCTGCGGATTCACATTCTGGCATCATTACCAATTCTAAGCTTGGATAGCTCTTTTTAAGCATATCAAACACAGCTTCTGCTGGCAAATTCAACGCATTGCTACGTTTTGATTTGATTGCAGAAATCATTTTTGGTGAAGAGGCCATTCTGAATTTTGAGTTTGAATCAACGGTTCCGCCTGAATTGCCGATGATTTCCAAGAACAATCTGTTCAAGTTGTCATACATATCCAAAGCGTTCATTTGATACAAGTCAGTATTCAAGCTGATATCGGCATCTGGTGTCAATGCAGCACCAATATATGGGCTGTTGAATAATCC